GATACAGAAGCAGGAGAAGTAGTAGCAGAAGTAATAGATAAGAACAATATCTATGATGGAAATGAAAACGATAGCGATATTCAATCACAACCATACATAATTATTTCATACAGAAAACCAGTAACACAAGTAAAAGAAGAAGCACTTGCTTTAGGAATAAGTAAAGAAAAAGTAGAACTAATAATGTCAGATGATGAAACACTAGAACAAGCAGGATATAAGAGTAGTACAGATGAAGTAAACCCTATGTGTTTAGTTTTACTAAAATATTATAAAGAAAATGGAACAGTACACTATACAAGATCAGTAAAATCTGTTGTATTAGAAGAAAACATAGATACAACACTTACATTATATCCAGTAGCACATATGGTATGGGAAGATATAAAAGGTTCTGCAAGAGGTTGTGGAGCAGTACATTATGCAATACCAAATCAAATTGAAATAAATAAAATAGCAACAAGAAGAGCTTTATCAGTTAAAATATCAGCATTTTCTAAGATGGTAGTTAATGATGAATTTGTACAAAATGCGAAAGCATTAAATGAAGTAGGAAGTGTTATTAAATTAAAAGGTGGAGCAAGTATTGATGATGTAAGAAAGCAAGTAGGATACTTAAATCCAGCAAGTATGTCGCCAGATGCTAAGAATTTACAAGATGATTTAATTAATACTACAAAAGAGTTAGAAGGTGCAGGAGATGTAGCAACAGGTAACGTAGATCCTACACAAGCATCAGGAAAAGCAATAGTAGCAGTCCAACAAGCAACACAGCAACCATTAAACGAGCAAGTAGAAATATACAAATACTTTATAGAAGATATAGCAAGAATTTGGTATGATATGTGGAAATCTTATAATGTTAATGGAATGCAAGTAATGTATGAGCAAGAAGACGAATTTGGAAATACAATAGAAATTCCTGGAACATTTACACAAGAGATACTAAGTAAATTAAATGCTAATGTAAGAGTAGATATAACACCTAAGTCACCATATGATAGATTTGCACAAGAGCAATCAATAGAAGGACTTATGATGAATGATAGGATAACATTTGAAGAATATGTTGAAGCTTTACCAGATGATAGTGTAATGCCTAAATATGTACTAGAAAAAATACTAAAAGAAAGACAAGAAAAACAAGCACAAATAGATGAAATACAAATGCAAGCTCAACATATGCAGGCGCAAATACAACAAGCATTAAGAAATCAAGATAATGTACAGTCTTCTATTGATGATATAGAAGGACAAGCAGGAGGAATACAAGAGCAAGTATTAAACAGTATAGGCGGTGGTAATAATGCAATGTCCTAAATGTAATTTAGTAGAAATGCGAGTAGATAAATCAGATGAAACAAATTTATACTTTATATGCAAGAAATGTGGAACAACAAAAGAGGTAAGTATAGAAGAGTTAGAAAAAGATGTTAATAAGGACGAGTAATCGTCTTTTTTTATTGTCCAAAACATGTGTAAGACATAAAACTGCTATCAAGGAATTAATAGTCGACGGACTCTAAACGGGAGGTTTTTATGTTAGAAGATAACGAAATTTTAGAAAATGATGTACCTGAAACATCAGAAGAAGAACTAATCGAAACAGATGCTAGCGAAGAAGTAGAGGAAGTTCTAAATACTGCCGATGAGGTAGAAACTAATGCAGAAGATATTGAAAAACAAATTGAAGAAAGAGCAAATAAGATAGCAGAAGAAAAAATCGAAGCTAGACTTATAAGAGACAGAATAAAAAGAGAGCGAGAAGAAGCTACTCAAAGAGCTAAATATCAAGAGTTAGAAAATATAATGAAAACTGCATTAGAAGCAGAAAATCTTGATGACGTAATAACAAAATCAAGAAGCTTTTACAAAGAACAAGGAATAGATATTCCTGAAACAGTCAGCAAAATATCTCTAAACGAAAGAGATGAAAAAGTTTTAGCAGAAGCTGATGCAAGAGAGATAATAAGTTTAGGTAAGTCTGAAATGGAATATGAAGCTAATAGAATTGCAAACATTCCAGAATCAAAAAGAAGTATTAGAGAACAAACTATATTTAATGAGGTTTGCAGAGAACTTGTTAATTTAAATGATATAGATGCCTTAAAAGAAAAAGGTTATAACACAGAAGTCCTTGAAAATAAGGACTTTTTATCATTTAGGGAACAGTTTAACTTAAATACTCCTATATCAAAGATATATGAAATGTATCAGTCTATTAACGGAACTAAACCAGTACAACCTAAATCTCCTGGAAGTGCTAAAACAAATAATTCAAATAATGAAATAAAGGATTATTATACTCCAGAAGAAGTAAGAAAGTTTACTGAAGAAGATTTAGATAATCCAAAATTAATGGAAGCAATAGATCGTTCAATGCTTTTATGGGGTAAAAACAAATAATAGTCCTATAAAGAAAGGATTTTAAAATGGCTATATCAAATTTTCAACAAACAATATGGAGCAAAAAAATACAAGAAGCTCTAAAAACAATAACTTCATTAAGAAATCACTGTGATTTTCAATATGAAGCAGATTCTAAAAATGCAAAAGAAGTAAAAATACTTAATGTAACAAGACCAACAATAAGAACTTACGTACCAGGTAATGCAATAACTAGAGAAGGTGGAACAGATGGTTCTATGCTTTTAGAAATCAACCAATTCAAATATTTCAACTTTGAAGTAGATGATGTTGATAAAGCACAATCTGTACCAGGATTAAAAGAAGCTTTAGCAAAAGAAGCTTCAAGAGGATTAGCTGAAGAAGGAGACAAATATGTTGCTTCATTAGTTAAAGCTGGTGTAGAAGCAGGATCTAATCCATTAGCACAAAGTTCAAGTGTAATATCTTTATCAAAATCTAATGTTGTAAGAAGTATGGAAGATGGATTTGCTGTACTATATGGAAATAACTGCAAAGTATCTGATATATTCTACTTAGAAGTTGGACCAAAAGAATCAACTATCGTAAGAGAAGCATTAACAGAATTAGCAACTGAAAATGCTGAAATATTAAAAAGAGGTGCTATTGGTAAATATTCAAATGCTTATGTTTGTATAGAAAACTTATTACCAACTGGTAAATCAAGCGGAAGTCAAGCTACAGATGATGTTAGATACAACATCTTAAGAACAGACAAAGCTATAGCATTTGCTGAACAAATCAATAAAGTAGAAGCATACAGACCTCAAGATGCATTCTCTGATGCAATCAAAGGGTTATATACATTTGGAGCTTTAATCACAAGACCAGATGAAATCTATGTAATGAAAACAGCTATATAGCAGGAGAGGGAGAAATCCCTCTTTTATATTTCGGAATAGTGAAATGGTATCACACAGCACTTTGACTGCTGAATTATTAGTTCGAATCTAGTTTCCGAAGCCAAATAAAAGGAGAGTTTAAAATGGAAGAAAAGAAAGAGAAACACGAGTTATTCACTATAAAACCATCACTACATCAGTATTATGGAAGAACAATAACAAAAGATACTGAATTTGACGAATATACGGAGGATAAAACAGTTCATCAAACACTAAAAGATTTAGTATTAACAACAGAAATTAACAAAGAGAGTGAATATTTAGATGTAAAAAGCACAGAGTATAGCAAATTAACACAAGAATTACCAGAAGGAATAATACTTATCTGGAACGAGCAACAAGGGTATGTAATACCTGATAGAGAAGTGTATAAATTAAATGATTTAAAAGAAGAAATAAAACAAATAGAAGATATTTATAAGGGAGTGATTTAAGATGACCTTAGGCGAAAACAAAAAAATGGCATTAGCATTAATTGAAGAATATAGTCCAACAAATCAATATTTAACAGATGATGAGGACATAAGAAACAGAATTAATCTAGTGTATTGGAGTAATTATCAAAACTTATCAGAAAAAAAGCCAATAGTAAAAACTAAAACAGTAATAATATCTACTGACGATAAAGGAAGATTAGAAGTAAATATTCCAGGTGATTGTAGACAACTAAAAAAAGTAGTTGGATTAAATGATAATAACGAAGAAATAAAAGTTGAATACAGCATTGTAGGAAGGAAAATGTATATACAAAAAAATCAAGGAAAATACATACTAGAATATTATGCTTACCCAATGATAATTGATGAAAATACTCCTGACACATTCTATCTAGAAATAGATCAAGATGCTCAGGGTATTTTAGTTTATATGGTAGCAAATGACATATTAAAGGTTGATCCTAGCAGTGATTATACAGCATTTTTAGGAGAATACCAAAGAAGAATACAA